CGCCCCGCGCGCGGGGCGCGACAGGGCGTCGGCAGATCGGCTACCGGTGCCCGAAGTGCAACCACGGGTCGTTCTTCAAGCGCTGCGGCAAGTGCGGCGAAACCTGCGAGAGAGAAGAGGTCTGAGATGGCCGGACGGGTCCGCAAGGTCGTCGACGCCGTAGAGGAGCTGTGCCGCGAGCACTTCCCGGAGGGCTGGGACAGCGCACACATCCACGCCACGCACCGGTCGGTGTCGTGCGAGCACGGCGAGTGGAGCCGGGAGATCGGCGAGCGCGCCGCACAGCATGTCACGCCGACGGCTGGCGCTGAGCAGGGCCGTTCGCCGGAGGACGGCGACAACGACCCGGATGCCAACGAGGCGTAACGCGTGGCCCTGTCCGGGCTCGTGATCGAGCCGCCACGAGTGAAGTGGGTGATCTCCATGGAGTCCGAGCGCATCAGCTCAGCCTCCACCGAGTACGTCCGCTTCCCCGTGTTCGCCGACGCCGGCGGCGCACTCGCCAACCCGACCTCGGACACCGTCAAAGTCGCGTTCATCGCCTCCGCCACCACCCAGCCCCAGACCAGCGACTGGAAGAACGCGTCCTGGGACCAGAACGTGATCGGCGGCTACGCCGCGCAGATCCTCGTCGGCCCCGCAGGTGCCGTGAACCCCGGCGCCGGCACCTACTACGCGTGGCTGCAACTGGCCGACGGCCTGGAGACGGTCGTGCGGCAGGTCGGCCAGCTCATCATCGACTAACGCACCAAGGGGGTGTGACGTGGTGCTTTCGCAGGTCGTGTCCGTCACGGCCCAACCGCGCATGACCCCCTACATCAGCATCGACATGTTCAAGAACCACCGGCGCCGCGGTGTGCAGGTGGACAACCTCGTGCCGCGCGGCACCCCGGCCGAGCAGGACGCGGCCCTGCAAGAGGTCATCGAGTCCGCGTCGGCGGAGGTCGACAACATCGTGCTCGGGATTCTCGCCGCCACCTCCGATACGGAGCTGCGGCGGGTGAACGTGGACCGGCACGGGTACGCCGCCGTGCACCCCAGGTTCCGGCCGATCATCGCTCTGACGGCGTTTCAGATCGGCGCGACACCGAACACGATGCAGGCTCTCACGGATTTCACCGGCACCGGGCTAGAGCTCAACAGATTCACAGTGCCGACGCAGCCGCTCGCGCTCACCAGCTCGCAGGGGCCGCTGCAATTCGGTAGCAACCTGACAACGCCGGCGGATCAGGCGTGGTGCCAGTACACGTACCAGAACGGCTACCCCGTCACCACGTTGACCGCGAACGCGGCGCAGGGCGCCACGTCGATCGCCGTGGCGGACACCACCGGGATCGTGCAGGGCCAAACCTGGCTGACGATCTACGCGCTGCAGAACAGGATCAGGTTCCAGGCCGGCGCCGTGTCCACCGCACCCACCGCAGGGCAGGTCGGAACCGGACCCGGCACGGTCGGCTGCCCGGCGTTACCGCAGGCCATCCCGAACTCCCCGACCTACCCCACGATGGTCTCCGCGCTGCCCCCGGACGTGATCGAAGCCGTGGTGCTCATCACGCGCGCGATCATCAAGGAGACCGGCGGTGGTTCCGTCGTCGCATCCGGAAACCGCAACACCTCCAGCAGCGACAAGGACCCGTTCGGCTCCGGCGACGACATGGTCGAGGCAGAGACGAAGCTGCACCCGTACCTGGTGCCGTGGGAGTAGGTGACCGATGCCTGCCTCACCGAACCCCGGCGGCCAGAACCGGCGCCTCGTGCGCACCGCGATCGCGAACTGGTTCACCGCGCAGCACATCCAAGGGCTCGATCACGTGTACCGGGCCAAGCCGCCCGAGGTGACGTTCACCGAGTACACCACCGGCACGTCCCAATACAGGTGCCAGGCCTATGTGAAGCTGCCCGCCGACGAAGAAACCCGGTACGTGCTCACCGGCCCCGTGCTCCCGACCGGCAAGCTCATCCACTACACCGCGGAGCTCGAAGTATGGCACCGCGTGTACGAGATCTCAGAGCTCGACTGGGACGACGCCGAGGACGACTACGACCGGATCATCGACGCGGTCAAGGACTGCCTGCGCGCAGGCGGCCGCCAGCTCGGCCGGCCAGATGTCATCTTCTCGGTCGGTGAGTACCGCACCGGGATCGTCACCGAGCACGGCGAGCCGGAGATGTTCGACGGCGGCACCGCGCAGCGCAACGGCACGATCCGATTCGAGGTGACCCAGACGGTATGACCTGGGCGCGCCGAGGCTCACGTCGGGGCCGATCTCATCCGCACCGCGGCCACAAGCTGACCGCGGCCGAGCGGCGCCGTATCAGCGCGCGGCTACGCGGCCGGCACCATCCCGCGCGCAAGGGCGTGCACCACAAGGGCCACAAGCTCACCGCCGCCGAGCGAAAGAAGATCAGCGAACGGGAGAAAGGCCGCAAGCATCCGCACCGAGGCGTGAAAGGAGCACACCACCGTCATGCGACCAGTCGCCGCACCACACACCGCCGCGCACCACTGCGCCGGCGCACCGGTCACCGGCACGCGACCCGGCACCACGGCACGGTGCGCATCCACCGCCGCTCCACCCGTGCGGGCACCCGGCATCTGGCGGGTCGCGGGCCAGTGCGCCAGCCACACCCGCGCCGCGGCCGCATCTACCCGTCGCACTTCGGCCACCGGCACAGCAAGCTGCACTCCCGCTTCAACCACCACAAGCGCGTACGCAGCCTGCGCGCCCCGTTCGTGGCCGGACGCCGTCATGTCCGCGCCTGGAAGTGAGGACTGATGGCCACAACGAAGAAGCCCACTGACGAGGCCGCGGCTGAGCCGCGCCCGGTCGAACTGGAGAGCGACACACCAGCCGCGTCGGTGAAGCCCGCAGCGCCAGCAGATCTGCCGCCAGGCGGCGTGTTCCTCAACACCGGCGCGGTCGACCTCGTACTTCTCCAGCCGCCCGCGGTGGTCAAGCCCGGCCGCGTGATCGAACTGGAGTTCGACATCCGGCACCGGGACCTGCGCCTCGCGACGGCCGCCGAGATCAAGGCAGCCCGGGACGCCGAGGCCGCCGAGCAAGCCTCAGCCGAAGCAGCAGCAGCTGCCGAGCCCAGCACCGCGCCCGGACAGGAGTGACCGATGGCACCCCCCGCAACCTTCCCGAGTCTCAAGCGGTTCATCGGCTGGGCGAAGGAAACCACACCCGGAACACCCGTCGCCCCCGTCGCCTACCTGCCGATCACCAAGTTCGACTGGAACGACAAGCCCACCTGGCTCGAGGACAAGGCACTGCGCGGCGTCATGGGCGACGACGTGTTCAACCTGATCCAGGGCGTGCAGATCTGCGAGATCGACATGGCCGGCCCCGTGTTCGGCGACGAGTTCGGGTACGTGCTCGGCAACATCTTCGGCGCCGACGACACCACCGGCGCATCGGCGCCTTTCACGCACAAATTCTCCCTGCTCAACAGCCTGTCCGGGCAGGGCACCACGCACACGATCACCCAGTACTACGGGCCGGAGCCCACGCACAACGCCCGCCAGTTCTCCGGCACCTGCCTCTCCGATGTCGGCCTGACGTTCAACGCCGAGACCGAGATGCTGATGTGGACGGCCAAGGGCATCAGCTGGGTCTCGAACGTCGCGGCGGCCACCCCCACCTCGACGTTCACCGCGACCAAGCCGCTGCCCTCGTGGCAGGCGGTCCTGGGTGTCGGCGGCCCGGCATCGGGCGGCACCCAGGTCCTGAGCATCTACAAGGGCGAGTTCAACCTCAAGCGGGCCCTGCGGCCCTACTTCACGGCGCAGAACTCACAGAACCCGTACATCATCCAGCGCGGCGGCCTGTCCACGGACTTCAAGCTCACCTACGTCGCTGCGGACGAGACCGCGCTGACCACGATGCGCAACAACACCCAGCCGCAGGTCCAGTGCGTGGTCAACAACGGCCTCACTCTCGGCAACGCGATCGTCGTGCAGGTCGACATGCAGCAGGCCGCGTACACCGAGGCGCGCCCGAACTTCGGCCGCGAAGCGATCGAGTTCGACGTGACCGGCCGCGGGATCTTCAACTCCACCAACGTCGGCACGTCCGGCGGTCTGGGCCCGACGACCTGGACGCTGCAGAACGCGATCGCGGCCAGCACCTTCATCTAACCCGAGGAAGCAGACACCCTCATGACCGACACCCTCGACACCCCGGCCTACGAGCCGACCCGCAGCAGCCACGTCCCGGACGGCGCGCACGAACTGCCGTCCGGGAACTGGGTGATGCTGCGCGACCCGAAACTGCTCACCCGCGGCGACAAGAAGGCGATGGTCAAGCAGGCCAACGCCGAGGGCCTGACCGCGATCGACTCCGGTTACGTCATCTACGAGCTGCTCGCCGCGAAGCTCATCACCAACTGGTCCTACCCGATGCCGCTGCCCGCGGACGACCCGGGCTACCTCGACGCGCTGCCGATCGAGGACGACACGCCGCTGTCCGAGCTGATCGAACCGGCACGGCAGCTGCTGTTTCCGAGCCCCGTCAGCCCGGACGACCACGGCGATCCGCGGTCCCCTACCGAGGCCTCCGGCGAGTAGAGGCCGCGCTCGAAGGAGGCGAAGGCGTAGAGCGGATCACCTGGCCCAAGGGCGATATCTGGCTCGAAATGCTCGAGTACGGCTGGTACGCCAACCGGCACAACTGGACCCCGGCGCAGGTAGACGAACTGCCGGCCTGGTACGACGCGCGAGCGGCGGACTTCGACCGGGTCTGGAACAAGGTCCTGGCGAGCAAGCAGGAAGGTGGTGGATAGCAGGTGGCGACGGTAGACGTGCACTGGGAAGGGCTCGACGCGTTCAAGGGCGCGCTCGACGCTGTGAAGGCACACGCCGAGGTGGCCTGCCGTGCGGGTGCGAACGAGGCCGCGAAGCTCGTCGCGTCCCGCACTGCGCGCAAGCTCGCCACGACCACCCACAAGAAGGGCACGCCCACCCCGTCCGCGCCTGGGCAGCCGCCGTCCCTGGTGACGGGAACGCTGCGCCGCTCCGTGAAGATCGTGCCCGCTGTGCCGGTCGGTTCCGGTACGTGGCAGTCCTCCGTAGGGCCGACCGCGGTCTACGCGCGCGTGCAGGAACTCGGCGGCCAGACCGGCCGCCACGGTGCCACACGACTGCCGGCGCGCCCCTACCTTGAGCCCGCGCTACGGGAGGTCATCACCTCCGGTGAACTGTGGGCGGCGTTCCGCTCCGGCTGGGGGCTCACATGATCGGCGGAGGGCTGCTGCCGCCCGTCGTCGCCGTGCTGGCGATGAACATGACGGAGTTTTCCGCGGGCGCGGACAAGGCCGAGGCCCGCATGAAGGGTCTTTCGGCGTCGGGCAGCGCGGAGATGAGCAAGCTCGGTGCCAGCGTCGTTCTGGCCGGCGCGGGGATCGCTGCGGCGTCGGTGAAGATGGCCTCCGATTTCCAGACGCAGATGACGCGCCTGTACACGGCGGCCGGCGCTCCTGAGGCCGCGGTGAAGGGCGCCACCGATCAGGTGTTGGCGCTGGGCAACAGTGTCGGGTACTCGGGGACGCAGATCGCCGAGGCCCTGTACCACCCGGTGTCTGCGGGCCTGGATCTGGCGACCTCGCTGCAGGTGGTGAAGTACGCGGCGCAAGAGGCGCAGATCTCGGGTGCGTCCCTGGACGACACCACCTACAGCCTCAGCAGCGTGATGAAGGCGTTCAACCAGCCCGCGTCCGAGGCGGCGACCACGATGGCGCAGCTGAACGCGATCGTGGGCCAGGGCGACATGCACTTCCAGGACTTCAACACCAGCATCAAGAACTGGGCGCCGACGGCCGCGCAGATGGGCATCAGCGTCACCTCGATGGGCGCCGCGCTGGCGTACCTGACCGACCGGGGCAACAGTGCGGAGGAGGCCGCGACCCGGGTCACGATGGGGCTGACGATGATGGCCACCCCGTCGAAGCAGGCCGCGAAGCTGCTCGAAGGCCTCGGTGTCGCCTCGTCCGACGTGACCGCGTCCACGGACGCGATGACCACCGTGCTGAAGAAGACCGGGATCACGCAGAACGAGTTGGCTGCGGACCTGGCGAAACCGGACGGTATCTACGTCGCGTTGCAGCATTTGAAGTCGTCGCTGGAGCAGGCCGGTGTCTCGGGTACCGAGGCCGACAGCGTGTTGTCAAAGATCTTCGGTGGTGGCCGCTCCGACAAGGCGATCTTGTCGCTGATGCAGAACCTCGACGGCCTCAAAGGCAAGTTCGACGACATCCAGACCGCTGCCAGCCCGGACAAGTTCGCCAACGCGTGGCAGCAGACCCAGCAGACCTTCGCCTATCAGCTCAAGGCGGTGGGCGCTGAGGTGGAGAACCTGGCGATCCGGTTCGGCAGCATGCTGATCCCGGTGATCCAGGACGTGGTGGGCTGGTTCTCCCGTAACCAGTGGGCCGCTGAAGCCTTGGCCGGGGTGATCGTCACGGTGCTGGTGGCGTCGCTGGTGCGGTTCTCGATCACCGCGACGACGACTGTGCTCGAAGCCGTACAGAAGATCATCACCGCGTTCACCGGGATGGGCGCGGCGGCGAAGACCACCGCGGTCGAGACAGAGGCCGCGCAAGCCGCCACCACCTCGTGGACGGCGAGCCTCGGGCGCGCGATCCCGATCATCGGTGCTGTCGTCGGCGGGGCCGCGCTGCTCGGCCAGAAACTCGGCCAGATCGCCGGCGTCGGCGATCACACCTCGGTCAACATCGACCAGTTCACGCAGTCGCTGCTGGACGCCGCCAACGGTTCGAAGCAGGCCCAGGACCAGGTCGACCAGACCGCGAACCAGCTTGTGTACATGAGCGACGTGTCCGGTAAGACCGTGCAAGGCCTCAAGGACATCGACTCCTCGCTCGCGCAGCTGTACTCCAGTGGCAACACCGATGCGGCGAAGAAGGAATTCGACGCGATCACCAAGTCGCTCAAGGACCAGGGCCTCTCGGCGGCTGACGCGGCGTCGAAGTTCCCGCAGTACGCGCAGGCGATCGCGGATGCCACGACCCAGCAGAAACTCGCCGCGGGCGCCGCTAAGGAGGCCGGCGGCGCGGTCGCAGGCACGGTGGACCCGCTCAACCAGGCCGCGAACGCGGCGCAGGGCACCGCGGACGCGGTGACCCAGGTCACTGACGCGTTCACGACCCTGTCCGGCAACATCACCGCGTCGGGTGCGCTGGATGCGTTCAAGAAGGATCTGCTGTCGGTCACCGACGAGCTGAAGAAGAACGGCACCTCCCTCGCGGACGACACCCTGGAGGGGTTGGCGAACCGGGAGGCGTTCCGCAACGCCGCCGACGAGATCCTCAAATACCGCGACGACCAGATCAAGAACGGTGAGGCCACCGACCAGGCGAACCAGGTCGCGTCGCAGCAAGCCGCGCAGCTGATCAAGGTGTGGGAGCAGCTGGGTGCGAACAAGCAGCAGGTCGAGGCGTACGCGACCGCACTCGGCTTGGTGCCTAAGGATCTGTACACGCCGGTGCACCTGGATACGGGGCCTGCGCTGAACGAACTCAACGGTCTCATCCAGCAGATCAACGACTCGACCGGAGTCGTGCAGGTCTATGCGTCATCGGGCAACCCGGCCGGCGGCAGGGCGTACACCTATGACCGCGGCGGCTGGGTGCAGGCGCCGAAGGGCGCGCCGCAGCTGGCGGTCGTGCACGGCGGCGAGTTCGTCCTGAGCAACGACATGCTCGCGGGGAGCGCCTCGATGCCGTCGCTGCCCTCGATCCCCAGCTCGGGCGGCGCACCGCAGATCGCGCTGGCCGTGGACGTGTACGTGGACGGGGCGAAGACCCGCGGCGCGGTCCAGAAGCAGACGCTGCGCTACCAGCTGCGCAACAGCAAGAACGGGCTGTCGTTGTCCGGGATCGGCGGCTGATCGCGATGACGGGTAGCTCGATCGTCGCCACGATCCCGAACACGTTCTACGAGTTCGCGTTCAACGCGGACCCCAACCAGTCGGTGCTGCCACCGTATTGGCAGGACCTGTCCTCGAGGGTGCAGTTCGCGTGGTCGACGAAACGCGGACGGCAGTACGAGCTGGACGTCAACGAGACCGGGGAGTGGACCGCCCGTCTCGTCAACTTCGACGGCGCCCTCGACCCGTCCAACACGTCGTCGCCGTTCGCGCCGAACGTCCGGCTGTTCCGGCAGGCCCGCATCCGCATCGCGGTCGCGCCGACGCAGAACCTCGCCCCGCGGGTGATCGCCACCGGTACTGGGACGATGGACCCGGTGCACGACGCCGTCACGAACTGGTGGTATGCGACGGGGTCGGGCACGATCGCGCAGGTCAACTACCTCACGGCCGCCCCGAGCGGGCAGAGCAGCGCGCTGGCGTGGACCACACCGTCAGGCACGACCTCGTCGAACGCCCTGCTGTACGACGGCGTCAACACCGGGAACCCGACGGGGCCGGTCGCGGACTGTGTGCAGGTGGTGGCGGGGCAGCAGTACACCTTCTCCCGGTACCTCTCGCGCACCTCGTCGGCGGACGCGACGGTGGCGGTGACGTTGACCGCGACATGGTTCAACTCGTCCGGGACCGTCGTCGGGTCTGCTGCGGTCGGCTCGGC